CCCTCTCCACACCTGACGACGCCCGCCTGGTCCTTGCCCGGCGGGCGTCGTCGTTTCCGGGACATGCGTATGGGCAAGCTGAAGGCGATCGGCTCGCGGCTCGGCTCCATGCCCGCGAAGGTGCAGGTCGCGCCCAAGGTGGCTGAAGGCTTCTACTCGTCGCCCGCATGGCGTGAGCTGGTGCGGGATCGCAGGCGGGATGCTGACTATCATCTGGCGCGCCAGCGGGCGCGGCCCGGTGAGCGGCTGATCCTTGATCACAAGGTCGAGCGGAAGGATGGCGGCGCGGACCTCGATCCCGCCAACACGGAATGGCTCACCTTCTCCGAGCATCAGGCCAAGACCGCGAAGGCGAGGGCCGCGCGGGCGAAGGGGCAGACATGGGGGGGTGGGTCAAAAGTCTAGGAGGCCGTCGGCGCTATCACCGCCGCCCCTCCCACGTAGGGATTTTTTATGTCGGATTGGGATTTTGACCTGCTGGGCGATCCGATCCCGGAGGGGCATGGCCGGCGCGGTCGGCCGCCTCACATGCCGACAGATGAAAATCGTAGGAAAGTCATGCTGTTGGCCGCGTTCGACAAGAACGAGGAGCAGATTGCGGCGGCGCTTTCGATCACGCCGCCGACTTTGCGGAAGCATTATTTTCGGGAACTGCGTTCCCGGCTGGAGGCGCGTCATCGGTTGGAAGGCAAGCTGCTGACGGCGCTCGTGAAGGAGGTCGACGCCGGCAACGTGTCGGCCATCGACAAGCTGTTCAAGCGGCTCGACCGGCACGACCTCGCCACCGGGGCGGCATCGCGCCCGACGCGGGAGGCCAAGCCGCCAAAGAAAGGGAAGAAGGAGGCCGCCGTGGAAGCGGCGCATACCGCGCATGAGGGCAGCCCGTGGGGCAACCTGCTGAAGCACTGACGTGGAATTTCGCCTGCCCTGACTGGGCGGAGCGATTGCGGGCGGGCCGCTCGCTGCTGCCGCCGCTGCCGCTGAACGACAATGAAGCCGATCGCGCCGTCGCGATCTTCAACAATCTGCGGCTGCCCGACGTGCCGGGTCAGCCGCTGATGCAGGACGCGGCCGGTGAATGGGGCCGCGACATCGTGCGGGCGATCTTCGGGTCGATGGTCGATGGCGAGCGCCAGGTGCGTGAGGTCATGGCACTCGTGCCGAAGAAGAACGCAAAGACGACCAATGGCGCGGCGATCGGGGTGACGGCGCTGCTGATGAACGAGCGGCCACGCGCCGAATTCGTGCTGGTTGGCCCGACGCAGGAGATTGCCGACACCGCGTTTCAGCAGGCGTCGGGCATGATCGACGCCGACCCGTATCTGAAGCAACGTTTCCATGTCGCGGATCACCGCAAGGCGATCTACGACCGGGTGCTAAAGGCCACGCTCAAGATCAAGACCTTCGACATGAAGGTCGCGACCGGGTCGAAGCCGGTGATGGTGCTCATCGACGAGCTGCATCTGATGGGGTCGATCAGCTATGCTTCGCGCGTCATCGGTCAGCTGCGCGGCGGGATGATCGCGAACCCGGAAGCGTTTCTGGTCATCATCACGACGCAAAGCGACGAGGCTCCAGCGGGCGCCTTCAAAACCGAACTGGATTATGCCCGTGGGGTTCGGGACGGACGCATCGCCAATGCGCGGATGCTGCCGCTGCTCTACGAATTTCCCGAGGCGATGCAGACCGACCAGGCCAAGCCGTGGCAGGATCCTCGTCACTGGCACATGGTGCTGCCCAATCTGGGCCGCTCGATCACGATCGCGCGCCTTGTGGAGGAATATCAGGCGGCCGTCGACAAAGGGCCGGAGGAAGAGCGGCGCTGGGCTTCCCAGCATCTCAACATCCAGATCGGCCTGGCGCTCCATACCGACAGGTGGCGCGGCGCGGACTATTGGGAGGCGGCGGCCGATCCGAGGCTCCGCGATCTCGATTATCTGCTCGACCAGTGCGAGGTCGCTGTAGTGGGCGTCGATGGCGGCGGACTGGACGATCTTTACGGTCTGTGCGTGGCTGGCCGGGAGAGAGAGACCAAGCGGTGGCTCTACTGGTTCCGGGGCTGGGTCTATCGCGAAGTGCTGGAGTTGCGGCACGAGATCGCGCCGCGCCTGCTCGACTTCGAGCGCGATCAGGATCTGGTCATCATCGGCCACAATGGCGGACCGCCACTCGACGATGATGACGATGCGGACATGCCGCCGCCCGCTCTGCTCGGCGAGGAGCAGGACGTGCGGGAGATTGTCGACATCATCCGCCGGGTGAAGGACCGGGGCTTGCTGCCCGACAAGGGCGCGATCGGCCTCGACCCGGAGGGGGTCGGCGCTCTGGTCGACGCCCTGGCCGAGATCGGCCTGGTGCATCCGCAGGTCGTCGGCGTGACGCAGGGCTATCGGCTCGCGTCGGCGGTGTGGTCGCTTGAACGGAAACTGAAACATCGCATGGCCGCCCATTCGGGCGCGCCGCTCATCAACTGGTGCGTCGGAAACGCCAAGGCCGAACAGAGAGGCAATGCTGTGATCATCACGAAGCAGGCCGCCGGCAAGGCGAAGATCGACCCGTTCATGGCGGGCCTGAATGCGACCAAGCTGCTGGAGGCGAACCCGGAGGCGCAGCCGCCATCGGTCTACCAGCGGCGCGGCGTCATCCGCGTCAGCATGGGCCGATAAGGCGCATGTCGCCTGACGATTATCGCGCCGCGTCCGGCTTTCGCCGGTCAAGTGCGCAGAAGGTAGCGCCGCAAGTCATTCGCCCGCATGTGCAGGCGTTGACCGCAATGGACTTTGACAGCCCGGTGTTGCGCGAATTTTTGCGCGACGGTCGCCTCAGCGCGTCAGGCGTATCCGTGTCCGAGAAGATGGCGCTGCGCAACAGCACGTTTTTCCGCGCGCTGAACGTGATCGCCGGGTCGATCGGAATGCTGCCGACGCACCTGATGCGCCGCCGCACCCTGAACGGTGAGGAGACCATCGAGAAGGCAAAGGACCATCCGCTCTACAGGGTGCTGCACAAGCGTCCGAACCAGTATCAGACGGCGTTCGAGTTCAAGAGCTACATGCAGTCGCTCGCGCTGCTGGACGGCAATGCCTATGCGCTCATCATTCGCGGCCTGGGCGGCAAGGTGGTCCAGCTGGTTCCGCTGAAGCGCAAGACCGTGACGCCGAAGCTGTCGGACGATTGGCGGCTGTCCTTTGAATATCGCCGCCCATCCGGCGGCACGTCGATCCTTAGCAGCGCCGATGTGTTTCATTTCCGCCATCCGATCAGCCGCGACGGGCTGGTGGGCATGGACCTGATCGACGTCGCCTGCAATGCGATCGGCATTGCGAGCCAGGCCGAAAAGGCGGCAGGAAAGTTGCTGGGCAGCGGCGTCATGGCAGGTGGCGCGCTCGAAACCGACAAGACGCTCGGCGACGAAGCCGTGGCCCGATTGCAGGAAAGCCTGCGCGAGGATCACTCAGGAGCCGACAATGCCGGCGACTGGATGGTGCTGGAGGAAGGGCTGAAGGCCAAGCCATTCGTCAGTTCGGCGAAGGACGCCCAATATGACGAACTGCGCAAGCGTCAGGCCGAGGAAGTGTCGCGCGTCACAGGCGTGCCCCGACCGCTCCTGATGTTTGATGAGACGAGCTGGGGCAGCGGCATCGAACAGCTTGGCCTGTTCTTCGTGACCTATTGCTTGATGCCGTGGTTCGTTGCGTGGGAACAAGCGATCGAGCGATCCTGTCTGACGCAGGCAGAGCAGGATGCCGACGAGCTGTATGTCAAGTTCAACGAGGGCGCGCTGTTGCGCGGCTCCTTGAAGGACCAAGCCGAATTCTTCGCCAAGGCTCTGGGTCAGGGCAACGCCTATCGCACGCCCAATGAGGTTCGCGGCGCGTTCGATCTCAACCCCCGCCCCGATGGCAATGACCTGCCCAAGCAAAGTAGCAAGCCTGCACCGAAACCGAAGGAAGACGAAGATGACTGATCGCGCGCCGGCGCCGGGCAAGCCCGCTGCCGTCAAGACCATCGGCACGCGCCCGGCACCGGGTGCGCGGCCCTCGCATCCGGCTCCGGGCAAGCCCGCCTCGATCAGCGGCGGGATCAAGTCGCGCCAGCGGCCAGGGGCTTTGCCGATCCCGGCGAGCCGCGAAGTCAGCGCCTTCGCGCCGTCGTCGGTACTGGACCGCTGGAACGCGGATGCTGCCGGCATTCGTCCGGCGGCGCTGGAGTCCGGCGACAATGTCATCACCATGTTCGACATCATCGGTGAAGACTGGTGGACCGGCGGTGGCGTGACCGCAAAGAAGGTCGCGGCCCAGCTGCGCGCGATCGGCGACCGCCCCGTCGAAGTCCAAATCAACAGCCCCGGCGGCGACATGTTCGAGGGGCTGGCGATTTACAATGTTCTGCGCGAGCATCCGCAAGCGGTCACCGTGAAGGTGATGGGCATGGCGGCCTCGGCGGCCTCGATCATCGCCATGGCGGGCGACACCGTCCAAATCGGGGCGGCGTCCTTCCTGATGATCCATAATTGCTGGGTCTATGCTGCCGGCAACCGCAACGACATGATCGAGGTGGCCGAATATCTCGCGCCGTTCGATCAGGCGATGGCCGATGTCTATGCGCAGCGGAGCGGGCAGAAGGTTGCCGATTGCGCCAAGTGGATGGACGCAGAAACCTACATGTCCGGCTCGGCGGCGATCGACCGCGGCTTCGCCGACGAACTGTTGCCTGCGGATCAGACCAAGGTGGATGAAAAGGCCAAGGCCTCCGACCGGGACGGCAACGATGTGCGCGCCATGGAGATGGCGCTGATTTCGAGCGGCATGACGCGCACGCAGGCGCGCGCCCGCATCAAGAACCTCAAGGGCACGCCCGGCGCTGCCCCTGATACCGCCGACACGCCTGGCGCTGGCGGCAACGACGACGGGTGGATGGCTGCCGCGCGGTCCCTGCTCGAAGATCTTAGCAACTAACCAGGAGTTCCCATGAAGTATCACCCCAAGATCGCCCTTGCGGCGATGGCGACACTGCTCGCCCATCCGTTTCGCGCGCTGGCTGCCCCGGCCAAGCCCGCGCTTTCCCTCACCCCTCCGACGCTTCCGGTGCTGCCCCGCGCGCTGGTCGGCGCGACGATTCGCGCGGAGGTCAACACCGATCCGAAGGCCATGATCGAGGCGCTTCAGAACGCACATAACCAGTTCAAGTCGACGATCGAGGCGAACCTCGGCGCCAAGGCCGACGACGCGGTGGTCACCGAGAAGCTGGGCAAGATCAACGATACGCTGAACTCGCTCGAAACCTCGCTGAACGACCATGCAGCAAAACTGGCGGCGGCAAGCTTGGGCGGCAAGGGGCAGCCGGCGCTCGCCGACCCGGAATATTCCGGCCTCTTCGCTTCCTATGTGCGCGATGGTGGGCGCGACGAGGAAGAGAAGCTGAAGGCAGCCCATCGCCCCGGCACGCCGCGCGCGGCGATGAACGAGGGCAACAACGCCGACGGCGGCTATACCACCCCGATCGAATGGGACCGCACCATCACGGGGCGGCTGAAGCTGATTTCGCCGATCCGCCAGGAGGCGACCGTGCAGTCGATCAGCACGGCGGGGTTCACCAAGCTGTTCACCGATCGCGCGGTCGGCAGTGGCTGGGTTGGCGAAACCGCGTCCCGTCCGGCGACCAGCACGCCGCAGTTCACCTCGCTCGCGTTCGGGCTTGGCGAGATTTACGCCAATGCCGCCGCATCGCAGCTGCTGCTCGATGACAGCGAAATCGATATCGAAGCCTGGCTGACCGGCGAGATCGAAACCGAGTTCGCGCGACAGGAAGGCATCGCGCATCTGTCGGGCGACGGGTCGAACAAGCCCTATGGCATCCTGACCTATGTCACCGGCGCCGCCAACGCGGCCCGCCATCCATGGGGCGACATTAAGGTGACCAACAGCGGCCACGCCACGCTCTTCACCACCGACGGTCTGGTGTCGGCCGTCTATGCGCTGCCGGCGATGTATGAGCCCAACGCCAAGTTCTTCCTCAACCGGTCGTCGCTTGGCGCGATCCGCAAGCTGAAGGACGGTCAGGGCAACTATATCTGGCAGCCGACCTATGTGGCGGGTCAGCCTTCCACCCTGCTGGGCCGCCCGGTGGTGGACGTGCCCGACATGCCGAATGTCGCTGCCGACGCGATCGCGGCGCTGTTCGGTGACATGCGCGAAACCTATCTGGTGATCGACCGGATCGGCGTCCGCGTGCTGCGCGATCCCTACACCAACAAGCCCTATGTCTGCTTCTACGTCACGAAGCGCACTGGTGGCGGCGTGCAGAACCCCGACTCGATGAAGGCGATCAAGATCGCCGCCTGATCCTTTCAATCTCCGGGCCGGCCCAGCGTCGGCCCGGTTGATCGAAGCGGCGCTGCGGCACCGTTTCGGTCAACTTCAGGAGAATGCCCATGACCGTCAAGAAGACCGAGGCGGAGAAGCCCGCCGATGCCCCGGCGCAGATCGCGCCGGCAACCGACGTCGATACCGCCGGCGCGCCGCAGCAGATCGTGCCCGATGTCGACCTCTCCCACCCCGCCGTGGACAACGACCCGCGTGCTGGCACGACGGTCGAGCAGAACAAGATCGACTTCAACGATCCGACGCTGAGCGGTCAGGAAGCGGTCGAGAAAAACCTCGCGGACCAAGCGAAGTAAGAGCGCACACGATGGCGGAACCGATTGATCTGGAGCAAGCTAAGGCGCAGCTGCGCGTCGATGGCGATGATGAAGATCAGGTGATCAGGGACGCCATCGTTTCCGCGCGGGGATGGGTGGAACGCTATACCGGCCTCGTTCTAACCCGCCGGACAGTCCGAGAAGCTGTGCCAGCATTTGCGCACAGACTGCGGGCGTGGCCTGTTGTGTCAATCGATAGCATCACCTTTCTTGATCCGGCACGGGCCACCGTGAACCTTCCGTCAGACCAATACATTTTGGACGTAATGGGGCGACCAGCGCGAATGATTGCGCCCCGCTGGCCGCGTCACCTGCCCGGAAGCCGCA